GGGCGTCCAGCTTTACCGCTGGGCGCTTTTTTGTTGCTTTTTAAGGCAGGAGGGCGGCAACATGGCAGAAAAGAAGGCGGCGCAGGCCGTCCAGCAGATGAGCAAGGCGCAGCAGGGTGTTGAGCGAGCAAGGCAGCAGGCAGAACGCGGGGAAATGATCAGCAAGAAGGGAATCCGAATGAATCCGGCCAGCTTGGCGAATCTGAGGCCGTGCCGAACGCTTGACCAGCTAGACCCGGAAGAGAAGAGAAAACGCCAGCAGGCAGGGGGAGCAGCCAGCGGAGAAAGCAGAAGAGCACGGAGAAGTCTCCGGGAAATCTGCCAGGCAATAGCAGACCTTCCTCTTTCTGATAAGGACGCGCTGACCGATGCAGGAGCGCAGAGAATCGCAGAACAGGCGGAACAGCAGACTGGGAAACCGTGCACGATATACGAGGCGATGGCAGCAGCACAGGCGGTGCAGGCGATGGCCGGGAACGTCAAGGCGTTCGTTGCGTTCCGGGATTCTGCGGGGGATAAACCGGCCGATCAGATGGAGATTACAGCCGAGACGATGACCGATGCGGATAGAGAATTGATGCAGAATATCCAAAAGCGACTGCAAAAGAACGATAATGCGTGATTTAGCAGTTCACTAAATAGGTATTTAGCGAAATGAGAACCAGAAACGGCGGAAACCGGGGACGGGCTGTAGATGAAGAAGGACGGGCGGGGGTGTTTTTTTGTAGGCAGTCTGCCGGGAGAGGGCAGTCGGCAGCAGGGGCAGGGGGTACCCCCTATAAAGGGTGAGGCGGGGTTCATAGGTAGCGCGGCCGGGTACGAATATGTCCATTCCCCCAGCGAACATAAAAATAAATTCTCTCCCCTGCCACAAATATCCATGCAAAATGAAAGAAAACGCGGGATTGTATCACAAGCAAGAAACGAAAATACATATCCCCCTATGATGGAACTATACCCTGAATAGCAAAGGTTCCCTAAAAAAATAAAATTTTGAAATTTTGAGTTTCACGGTGCGGAGACAGTACCTCCTACTGCTTATGGGACTAGGGCCGTCCGCTTCAAGACCCAGCGGCCACAATACAAAGCGTTCTGCTACGGCAGGGCGCTTTTTTATTTGCCGCCATAGCTCAAGTGGCAGAGCAACCGTCTTGTAATCGGTAGATGCTGGTTCAATTCCAGCCGGTGGCTCCATGCTGGGTCGCTCCCACCGGTGAAAGCCCGGCGCAGGCAAAACGCGATAGATAACCTGAACGCTGTAAGCAAAGCGGCAAGCCGATCAGGAGCGCGGCGCGATGGCAGGCCGCAACGGGACTTCGAGAGCCTGAAAAAATCTGCCCCACATCTGCTTGCGCGGACGCTGTTACTGACACCGTTGCGCGTTGTGGTCCCCCTTTAATCAAAGCAGAAACCGCGACCAGCGGACGGGATATAAATAACGCTGGATTACGTTGCAGGTGTGCAGCTGCAACGGGTGAGACCGGCATAGCATAAACCGGTAGGGCGGGTATTGGGAATTTTGAGGTAGAGAAATGGATTGCAGGTTCAATTTTGAGATTTACGGGGACGCATTCTATCTGTTGCCGTCGCTTTCGTTTTTGCGTGACAACATGGTGTATGCGGTGCCGAACTTTGCAATCCGTTTTGATTGGCTGGTTTTCCACGCAAGACTTTTGCTGAAAGCGGGGTGATGTGTTGACGCTGGAAGAGATGCGGGAGCTTGAGCGCGAGGCGTGCAGGAAAGACCCGGTGTATTTTTGCGAAACATATTGCCACATTGAGGACAAGGACGCAGACGAGCTGATACAGCCGTTTAGGCTGTGGGATGGGCAGAAAAAAGCACTGGTCGTGTTTGCCGAGAACCGGCTTGTTTGCGTGCTGAAAGCGCGTCAGTTGGGCTTTACATGGCTGGCGCTGGCAGAGGTGGCGCGGCTTGTGGCGCTGAACACAGGCCGTACTGCGATTGGTTTGAGCCGGTCAGAGGACGAGGCCAAAGAGCTTGTGCGACGCCTTGCGGTGATACTGCGGTACATGCCGGGGCTTATCCGAGAGGTGGACACGCCGGCCGGCAGCGTTGCAGGCTGGACAGGGCCGGTATTCTACAAAAGCACAATGCAGGTGGTTGTGATGTGGCCGGACGGACCGGAGAGCGTGTTTAAGGCGTTTCCGTCAAGCCCTGCGGCAGGCCGTTCGTTTACCGCTGACTTGATCGTGATAGACGAATGGGCGTTCCAGCAGTACGCAGAGGAAATCTGGCAGGCTGCATACCCGGTTATCAACCGACCGTTCGGCGGGCGGGTCATCGGGTTGTCAACCATCAAACTTGGCACGCTGTTTGAGGAAATCTACACAAACCCCGGCAACGGTTTTGCAAAGCTGTTTTTGCCGTGGAGCACAGACCCGCGCCGCAGTGAGAAGTGGTACGCACAGACTGTCGCTGCGCTGGGCGAAGATAAAACGATGCAGGAGTACCCTGCAACTGAAGAAGAAGCGCTCTCCGCCCCCGGAGGGCGCTTTTTTAGTGAGCTTGACAAAGATACCCACTTGGTCGATGCACCGCCCACAGGGGCGCTAAGGCGCTATGTGACGATTGACTACGGCCTTGATATGCTGGCGGCACTTTGGATAGCTGTTGACACGCAGGGCCATGCAACGGTGTACCGGGTGGACGGCGGACCGAACAAGACGATAGGCGAAGCGGCAGACTTGATTTTGCGTGATTCTGCCGAGGAAGAGATAGACATGTACCTTGCACCGCCTGACCTGTGGAACCGAAGTCAGGAGAGCGGCAAGAGCCGCGCACAGCTGTTCAGCGAGGCAGGGCTGGGACTGGTACAAACATCACGAGATTTTTCGGCAGGGTGTGCTGCCATGAAACAATGGCTGCGCAAGGACGAAAAGAGCGGGAAAGGGTACTTGACCTTTTACAAGCCGGGCGAGTTGTGGACGTGCCTGACGAAGATACAGAAGGACGATAAAAACCCCGACGTGTATGCGAAGAACCCGCACGTCCTGACGCATTACCCGGACGCATTACGCTATTTTTGCGTTTGGTGGACAAGCCCGGCGAAAAAACCTGTGAATATACGAAAGCGGCCGTGGACGGCGGACATGTACGAGGATTACAAGAACGCCAGCCCGAAAGATCGCAAAATGCTGATTGAGAAATGGGGGAGCCCTGCATGAGATGCCCGACTTGCGGCGTAGAGTGCCGCGTGGATTCCAGCACGGAGGTACTGAAATTTATCTGCCGAAGCAAGCAATGCCCGCGATTTGGGCTGGTTGTGGGGGAGCTGGCACCGGGAAAAGCGGTGCAGAGGGTGAGTTACCCGGTCGCCGTGAGGGAGAATGACACGGTGGGAGAACAAGGGGGAGCTGGGCAATAACGGCAAAGCTGCCCCTCATCCGGCCCTGCGGGGCCACCTTCCCCCTCGGGGGAAGGCTTGAAAATTACGATAGAAGAAGCGTCTACCCGAAAGGGTAGGCGCTTTTTTTATACAAATTTTTAGCCGGCGGGCGTTGTACGCGGAGGAACCTATGGACGAGTTTGAAAACGGCGTGACCGCTGGCGTAGCCGACCAGATTGACGACAACCCAACAGAAAATGTGGAAACTGTGGAAAGTGAAGTGGAAAGTGCCGCCCAAAACACGGAAACTGCCACAGAACCGGAAATCCCAAACAATGTATGGGCCATTGCCCGCCAGCGCAGCGAGCGAGAGGCACAGCAGCGTGTGGACAGACAGTTTGCACAGAGATTTGCCGGGTACAAAAACCCCGAGACCGGCGCGGACATCCATACGATGCAGGATTACTTTGATGCGATGGACGCGCAGAACCGCATTGCCCGACAGAAAGCGATCGAGCAGGCCACGGCGAACCAGACAGCGGAACAGCGTGCCGCCTTGCAGCGCCTTATTGACAGCGACCCGGAGAAAGCCCGGCTGAAAGCCGAGATGGAGGAGCTGAAAGCCGCAAGGGTGAACGATGAGGCGCAGGCGGCATTTGCGGCAGACTTTGCCGCGCTGCAAAAGCTGGAACCCAGTTTGAAAACCACCGATGACCTTGCGAAGCTGGACGGCTTTGACAAGATGGTTGAGCTGGTGCAGAAAAACGGGCTGGACATGGTGACCGCTTATAAGGCGCTGAACTATGGCAAGGCCGTGCAGAGCGGCACGGAGGCCGGTAAACAGGCAGCTATCAACGCGGCACGCGGCAAGACGCACCTTGCTGCGCACGGCGGCACGGGGCAGCCTAGCAACCTGAAGCCCATCCCCGACAATATGCGCGGGATGCTGAAGGATGCTTTTCCGGGCAAGAGCGATGAAGAACTTACGAAACTGTACAACCAGACACTGTAAAGGAGTATGACTATGGCTATTAACACGAAAGCTGGCGGCAAGGTAGACGATTTTTGGAATGAAGAAGCCCAGTTCGTCCGCATGAACATGGTGGATGCCGACAACGAGAAAAGCAACGATGACGAGCTTGTGAAAAAGCTGTACAACGTCAAGATGTCAAAACGCTTTGGCGAGAAGACCATCGGCATGAGTTCCTTCGGCAGCTTCCAGTACACCAAGGAGGGTGAAAAGGCGCCGGAAGATACCCTGCAGGAAGTCAACCCGAAGCTGATCGAGCACAGCCCCTTCATGAAAGCGTATGTCGTGACTGCCGAGCTGAAAGAGGATTCCCAGCAGGATATGATCGCGGCTGGTTCCAAGAACTTTGTGCATACTTACAAGCGCACCCGCGCAGAGTTTGGCAGCGCCGCACTGTGCTGTGAAGGCACTACTTTTGATTTTGGCGGGCATACCGGTTTTGACCGCACCACCTCTGACGGCAAGGCACTGTTTGCGAAAGACCATACCGGTTTGAGCGGTGTTGCAGCGCAGAGTAACGTGTTTACCAATGCGTTTGGCGATGACGATGTCATGCTGGACCGCCTGGCGAACATCGGCTTCAACTTCAAGAATACCAGCGGTCACACGATGGGCTATGTCTTTGACACCCTGATCGTGCCCGGCAACTGCTTCCGCCTGATCCGACTGGCGAAGAAGATCATCAACAGTGACCAGCAGGTTGGCAACGACTTCAACGATGCCAACGTCAACAAGGGCATGTGGAAGCTGGTCGTGAATCCCTACTGGCAGGCGACCGCCGGTACGGAACCGTACATCATCATGTCCAGCAAGGCAAATCAAGAGCTGAACGGCAGCCTGTTCTATGACCGCTTGCCGCTGACGATCAAGCAGGATGTTGACGTTTACACCCACAACCTGATTACGTCCGGCCGCTGTCGCTTCAGCGCCGGATTCGGCGACTGGCGTCATGTCATCATGGGCGGCGCTACCGTTGGCACGGAGCTGACCGCCTGATGGGCGCAGCAAAAGGGCTGAAACCGGGGGACACCTTTACCGAAGGAAACCGCAGTTATGTGGTAGAAAAGGTGAACCCAGACGGAAGTTATGAGGCAAGCGCTGTGACGCAGGTAGTGGCGGAGCAGAACCACGCCCCTGCAAAGCGGCGCACCAGAAGTAAGAAACAGCCCGGAAGCGGGCAATAAAGATGAGGGCGCCACGGCTATGGGGCGCCCTTTTATATCACATTTGCGGGGGCGTGACCCCACAGGAGTGACGATATGAAGAAAGACGATAAGCAGACAAAAGACCTTGAAAAATGGCAGGGCAAGCTATCCAGCGCGAAAGCTGCATACAGTGACACGCTGGAAAAGATGCGCAAGCGCGAGGCCATGTACTACGGCAGCCACGAGATACAGGGTGCCAAAAAGAACGCCACGAATGTGCGCAATATCATCTATGAGCTGATTGAAAGTCAGGTGGATTCCAGCTACCCGATGCCGAAGGTCACAGCCATCCATGCGGAAGACCGGGACTTGGCGCGAAAGGCCGAAAACATGCTGCGCAATCAGGCACGGCGGATGCGGTTTATTGAACTGAACGACCGCAGCGAACGCACAGTGCCGGTGCAGGGCGCGGACTTTTTCCATGTGGAGTGGAACCCGGTTGCGGGGTATCATTGCACGCTGGGCGATGTTGAAGTAGAGATGCGTCACCCACGGCAGGTCATTCCGCAGCCGGGCGTGTACCGCATTGAGGATATGGATTATATCTTTGTGCAGGTCTCAAAGAGCAAGGAATCGCTGGAAGCGCGGTACGGCATTACCATTGAGACCGACACAGAGGACGCGCCGGACGCGCGCGGGGGCGATGACAGCACCCACACAGGCGTTGTGACGCAGAACATTGTCTATTACAAGCACGACAAGGGCACAGTAGGCATGTTTAGCTGGGTAGGGTGTCAGGTGCTTGAAGATTTCCCCGATTATTATGCGCGCACGGCAGAGGTCTGCACGAAATGCGGACGGCGGCGCGTGGGGGATGTCTGTGTTTGCGGAAACAAGAAGTTTAAAGAACAGCCGGTACAGACCCTTACGCTGACACAGGATGTAGTGCTTAGCAGCGGCGAGGTGCTGCCTGCACAGGTGCAGGGCGAGGATGTGCCCATTGTGAACCCGGACGGCAGTGTGCAGCGTGACAACGAGAGCGGCGAGGTCATTATGATGCCGGGCGAGATGCAGGCCAACGAGATACCGGCCTACAAACCGCACGGGTTCCCGATCGTGGAGCGGATAAACATTGCGGCATCGGACAAGTTTTTGGGCGTGTCGGATGTAGATATCATCGCTGACCAGCAGCAGGCTATCAACAAATACGGCACGAAGATTCAGGAAAAGCTGCTGAAAGGCGGCAGTTGGGTAGTGCTTCCGGAGGGCGTAAACGCGGAACTGAACGATAACGAGCTGAAAATTTTGCGCGTGGACAACCCGAGCCAGAAAGCCATGATCGATGTTATCAATGTGCAGCCCAATGTGCAGAACGACCAGAACATGCTGGAAATGAACTACACTTGGGCGAAATCCACTTTGGGCATTACGGACGCGTTTCAGGGCAAGTACGATTCTTCCGCTACATCGGGCAGTGCGAAGCAGTTCAGCGCGAATCAGAGCGCAGGCCGTTTGCAGAGCAAGCGTGAGATGAAGAACAACGCCTATGCGAAGCTGTACCGCATGATGTTTGAGTTTTTGCTGGCGTATGCCGATGAGCCGTACCCAATGACCGAGACCGACACGGACGGAGAACAGCAGTTCGGGCATTTTGACAGGATGGAGTTTTTGAAGCGGGACGCAGCCGGGGAATTGTACTGGAACGATGAATTTATCATTGAGGTAGACCCGGCAAGTAACCTTGCCAGCAACCGCGAGCGGCTGTGGGATATGGTCGATGTGAAGTATCAGGCGGGCGGTTTCGGCAACATTACCGAGCCTGCAAGCCAGTACCGGCTGTGGACTTTCCTGAAAGAGACCGGGTTCCCGTATGCAGCCACAATGCAGAAATCCATCAAAGAGGAGATGGACAAACAGGAAGCTATGCAGCAGGGGGTGATTGCAAATGACATGGCAGGAAATCAAGCTAGCAACCTTGCAAAAAATGTTCAGCTCTGACGGAACCACGATTGATGCGAACGATGATGCCATAAGCGAGTATTTGAACGCGATGCCGCAGGCAGCCAACGAAGCGCTGCAGATGCTTGCGACAGCAGGGCGGTATATCCGCAAAAGCACGACCATTGAAAAGAGCAAGGGCGAAACCTTTGCACTGGATATGACCAGCGAACTGAAGGACTTTTACCGAATTGGCACGTTGGAGGTGTACAGCCTTGATGATAACGGCGTGCCTACAGAGTACAACGGCGCTGCGTTTATGGCCGGGAAGTACATGAAATTTCCCGAAGATGCCGAGGGCATTTTTGAGATTTTTTATGATGCAAAGCCGACAGCGATCACGCTAAACACGCCGGACGATACAAAAATCAACCTGCCGGACGATGCCGTTGTGTTGCTGCCCCTGTATATGGCAAGCCAGCTGTACAAGGACGATGATATTGCGGTGAGCACCTATTACCGCAACGAGTTTGAGGTTGCGTTTGAACGGCTGAAAAATCCGGACAGAATGCCGACACAGGAGAGCTGGGGCAACAATACAGGGTGGTGGTAAGAGATGGCTTTTGCGATACCTGAAATTCCGAGCCGGAGCGTTATTAAGCTTACGCAGTTTTACGGCGTGGATTTTACCTCAAACCCGTTCAATGTAAGCGTAACGCAAAGCCCCTATGCGGAGAACATGATACGCAGTGAACCCGGAAAGGTGCGCAAGCGCATGGGCTATGAGACCATGTACAAATTTACCGGGAGAATCAATGGGCACTATGCGAGAAAGAAAGACAAATATGACCTGATCCACGCCGGGACCGGGCTGTATGTCATGAAGGACACACCGCAGCTTTTGTACAGCGAAATGAACGATGCAAAAAGCTATGCGTGGCAGTTTGGCGACAACCTTTACATTGTGGACGGCAAGAAATTCCTTGTCTATGACGGCACTACCGCGAAGCCGGTGGAGGATGCCGCTTATATCCCAACAGTGACGATTGCGAAAGCGCCGAACGGCGGCGGCAAGCAGTATGATGCACTGAACCTTTTGCAGCCGAAGTTCAAAGAAAAGTTCCTTGCGGACGGAACGAGCAAAGAATATCATTTAAGTTTTTCCGGGCTGGACGATGCCAATGTGACGGTGCGCCAGCTGCAGGGGGATGGCACATGGAAAGAAATCAGCGGCTTTACCTGCAACGCAGAAAAAGGCATTGTGAGCTTTACGACCGCGCCGGGGAAAAGCCCTGTTACCGGTGAGGATAACATTGAAATAGAAGCACGGCGCACGGTAAAGGGATACAGAGACAGAATCAACAAGTGCTGCATCGGCGCGCGGTTTGGCGTAAATGGCGATGTGGACCGTTTGTTTTTGAGCGGGAACCCGGATTATATCAACTACGACTGGTACAGCCAGAAGGACGACCCGACTTACTTCCCCGATACGGGGTACAGCGTACTTGGCACGAACAAGAGCGCGGTTGTGGGGTATACCATCATCGAAAACCGATTGGCTGCCCACAAGGACGACTACGAGCCTGACAGAAATATTATCCTGCGCAGCGGAAACTTAGTGGACAGCGAAGCGGCTTTCCCGATTTACAACACGATGAAAGGCCCCGGCGCGATTGCGAGAGACAGTTTTGCCTATTTGCAGAATGAACCGGTGTTTTTGACGAGCGCCGGCATCTATGCCATTGCGGCCAGCGACATCAACGCGGAGCGTTACAGTCAGGACAGAAGCTACTACCTGAACGGCAGGCTTTTGGACGAAAGCAATTTGAGCGATGCTTGTGCCTGCGTGTACAACGACATGTATTGGCTGTGCGTGAACGGGCATGCCTATGTGCTGGACGGGCTGCAGAACCTTGGTTTGACAAAGAGCGAGCCGTATTCAAACCGGCAGTATGTTGGATTTTACTGCACAAACATTCCGGCGCGGCTGCTGTTTGTAAAAGATGGGGCGCTGTGGTTTGGCACGAATGACGGCAGAGTGTGCCGATTTTTCACAGACGAGACACACTACCTTAGCTACAGTGACGATGGAAAGGCCATTGCGGCAAGCTGGCAGACACCGTATGTAAGCGGCAGTAACTTTTACAAAACCAAGACATTCAAGCATCTGGCGGTGCAGTTGGTAAACTCTGCATCGGAGGGCGTGAGGATTTCTGCCATTGTAAAGGGCGAGTGGAAGGCCATCAAGGAATTTCTGAACGGTGTGAGCTACTTTAGCTATTCACGCCTTTCATACTCACATTTATGCTATTCCAACGATACAAGCCCGAAGACATTCCACACAAAGCTGCGCATCAAGCGAGTGGACAAATGCAGTTTCCGGTTTGAAAATGACATGCTGCATGAATCCTTTGGCATTGTACAGGCCAGTATCGAGTATGTAGAGGGCGGCAACTATAAGGGGTGATACCATGAGAAAAATCACAGAGACAGACCTTGCCGGAAAAGGGAACCTTGGCAGGCCGGATATACCTGGCGTATCGACAACAGAGATGCAGCGCATTTTAGACGAGCTTTCCCGCGAGGTCATTGTGCCTGCCTTTAACGAGCTTTCCGGGCAGGTGGAGACTGCCGTAAACGACCGATACACCAAAGAGGAAGCCGACAGAAAGCTGAACGAAAAGGTGTTTGAAATCGGTGCCGGTGACATGACGAAATCGGTATACGACCCGGGCAACAATGGGGTAAGCGTTACTGTGCAGCCGTGGAGCTGTACAAAGGCGGACACGGTTTATACCATGACCGGCGTTGGCTCTGTTGGCAGATGCAAGATACCTGCTGACTGGGTGAGCGGAGACACATTCTCCGTAAACGGGAATGTAGTGCCTGCCTACTGCGGCGCTGATACTGTGGACGGAGATACGATCGTTGCCGGGCGATGGGTACTGTTTACCTATGACGGGAACCGGCTGGATTTTAACGGCGGCGGTGGTTTAAGCGCGCACAAGCTGGCACAGGCCACCGCAACGCCGGGTGATGTGCTGGCAGGTAAAAGCTTTTATGCAACGGGCAAGACGCTTAAAGATGGGAGCATGCCGAATCGCGGCAACTGGGGAGCATCGATTGCGCCGGGAGGTGCGGTGACGATCCCCACCGGCTACCATGACGGAAGCGGACAGGTAGTCGTCAGAGGTGCCAGACTCAGAAGAAAGGTCTTGGGGAATTTTAGCACAAACCGATACGAAGGCCCCTTTAGCGCGACCTTTAGCGTGACGGATTTGCCTGGATGGCAGAACTTCACTACAGAAAATTTCGCATTCAGCTACGCATCTGTTAACGCAAATGCGCAGGATCAAAACACAGGGTTTTCGTATTCTCTGTCTTACAATCCGAGTTCTGGAATCGTGACGGTAACGAACAATTACAGCTATTCAGGTACGCCGTACTTTCAGACCTCTGGAACGGTAACATGTGTCTGCTATTATGCCGAATAAAGGAGAGGTGAAACCATGGCAGAAACTCTTATACATGAAATCAGCCTTGCCGGGTACAAAGCTGCTTCCACCGGCGGCATGCTGGATTTAGGCACATGGGGTAGCTACGGCATTGAAAAGCTGCACCTTACGCTGGACGCGGCATGGCAGGATTTGACCATTACGGCGTTTTTCAATGTGAAGGGCGAAGTTGTGGCAAAGCGGGTCGTGGGGAAGGACGGCTATGCAGATGTGCCCTGGGAAGCCACAAAGGAGAATACCTTTGCCGGGCGCATTGTGTTTGAAGGCAGTATGAACGGGCAGCGGCGTATCTCCGCGAACCTGAACTACAAGGTCACGAACCACAGCGAGATCACGGACAGTGACCCTGTGCCGACAGATGACCGCTGGAACCAGTTTGTGACCGAGAACAAGGAATACCGGGACGGTGCGTTTGAGGCCGCTGAAAGAGCCAATGCGCGGGCAGAGGACGCAGAGGCGGCCAGCGATGACGCGCAGGCTGCGGCAAGGGCTGCGAAAGCCAGTGAGACGGCTGCAAAGGCAAGCGAAAACGCAGCTGCGGCCAGCGAAGACAAGGCAAGAATCAGTGCGGGAGCGGCATCGGTAAGCGATGGCAATGCGGCGGCAAGTGCGGACAAGGCAAAAGCCAGTGAGACCGCCGCTGCAGAGAGCGAAGGCAAGGCGGACGCGAGTGAAAAGGCCTGTGCGGCGAGTGCCGTTGCTGCTGCCGGCAGTGCCGCACAGGCGGAAGCGCAGAAAACGGCGGCGGCAAAGTCCGCCAGTGATGCACAGGGTTACATGCAGACAGCAAACGCCGCTGCAACTGCTGCCAATGCAAGCGCGAAAAACGCGGCGGGGTCAAAAGCTGCGGCAGCAAGCTCTGCAACCGCTTCCGCCGATAGCGCAACTGCCGCTAAGGCCAGCGAGGACGCGGCAGCGAAAAGCGCCGCTTATGCGGAACAGTGCGCTGCAAACAACGGCTACATGCAGATGGGCGTTGACCCCGACACGGGGCATCTGATGTATACGCGCACGACCAATCTGAAAGATAAGATTGATTTTGCTATTGTCAATGACACGAATTTGGAGGTACAGATTCATGGCTGATAGTTCTGTTTTTACCACCGACCTCGGCGCAGTAACCGCCTACGCCGATGCCAAGGCGCACGGCTACACCGGCACGCGTAAGGAGTTCGGCACGCTGCTGGCGAACGCCGGCACGAATCTGGCCGAGGCCAACGCGGCCAAGGCTGCCGCACAGGACAGTGCTACGCAGGCAGACCAGAGCGCGAACGCTGCGGCGGCATCTGCCAAGGCTGCGGCCTCGGCTGTCGGTGCTACATTCTACGGTGTAGACTTCACCGGCAGCACCAGCGCGGGCACGCGGACGGGGGCGGCTGCGGAGTTTGTGTTTACCCCCGGCACCGATACCAGCGCCGGGCAAAACGACTTTGACGGCGTGTATCCGTGGGCGGGCATGCGGCGCTGCTGCTGCACGCTGAACGCGGACGGCACGGTCACGGTCAACGCCTACAAGGGCCAGCCCGGCTACATTGAGGATGGCACCAACGGTGAGGTGCTGGTAGAGGTACCGCTTTTCTATGTCTCCGGCATGTTGGATGTCAATCCGCGTGTGTCGGCTGTGCCGATGCCGGGATTCCGCGCACCGCGGAAGTTCCAGAACGCGGACGGCTCCCTCAAGCAGAAGTGCTACCTGCCCGCCTTCCCCGGCAGCATCGGCGCGGACGGCAAGCTGCACAGCATCGCGGGCGTTGTCAGCACCGGCAAAAAGACGATCTCGCAGTTCTTGGCTGCGGCCCGGCTGTGGGGCGAGACCTACTGCATCAACACGAGCGCCGACTTTGAGGTGCTGGCCTACCTGATGATCGTTGTTTACGGCACGCGGAATGTGCAGAGCAAGATGCGCGGCGTCACTGACCTGTACGCCACCGACATCGCTGTGACCGGCGTGCTGACCTCCGAGGCTGCCGTTATCGTTGCCAAGGGTGCGCTGGAGGTCGGCAATGTCATCTCCATCGGCACCGGCGGCGAGGGCGAGACCGTCGCCAGTCGGCGCATCGTGACGGCCATCGAGGCCATTGAGGGCGACACTGCCAATGTGAAGGCTAGCTTCACCGGCGAGGCTGTAACCACGACCACCGATCACAAAATCTGGCGCATCATGCAGTCCACCGGCACGGCTAACAGTGTACTCTCCACCTGCGGCAGCCCTGTGAGCAACAGTGACGGCAAACACAGCTTTGTGTTTTACGGCGTGGAAAATCCCCTATATGGTAATCAGTGGCGCTTTGAGTGCGACTGGAAAATCGTGGACGGTGTTCCTTACATCTGCAACGACACCAACTACAACTGGTCGAGCGTTGAGAACTACACGAAGCTGGATTCCCTCACGCTGCCTAACGAGGGCTGGGCCAAGAACCTGCAGGCCGATGAGAGGTTCCCGTGGCTGCAGATCATAAAGGAAGTCGGCGGAAGCAACGGAACCTATCTTGCAGACTATTTTTATATCGACAAAAGCGGCACCCGTATCGTTCTGCGCGGTGCGCACTCCAACGGCGGTGCCAGCTCGGGCGCGTTCCACTTCTTCCTCCGCAACGATACCTCGTTGTCCTGGTGGAAGTGCTCGGCGGACCTTTCTATCCCCGGTTAAGCGGGGGCGCGGGGGCAGCAAGGCCCCCGCAACTGTACGACACAGCAGCAGGCCCGGCAGGCTGCCTGCCGTATCGGGCAACTTAAACACGCAAATGAGCACCGGTACCGCGTGAAGCATGTGGACGGTGTGATAAGCTACCGAAAAATCAGAAAGGTGGTACAGAATGGTTAAATGTGAGTGCAATGAGCAGCGCCCCCGCTTTGAGACCGAGCCCCTTGGCAACGGCCTGACGCTGGTGCGCCTGTATGAGGATGAGCAGAAGATCACCCGCGAGGCTGTGTCCAACATGGACACGCCTTGGAGCGGCTACGGCTACACCACTTACGAGATGCGCACACAGCTGCCCAGCGCCGCGCTGGAGACGGCCCCCGACCAGTGGGCCAAAATCGTCAAGCAGGCCGACTACGATGCCGCAGCGGCCGTTGTGCGTGCGCAGCGGGACAAGCTGATCGCCGCCACGGACTGGACTGTGCTGGGCGATGCCAAGACGGTCAAGGCCGACTGGAAGGCCTACCGGCAGGCGCTGCGGGATGTCCCGGAGCAGGCCGGCTTCCCCTACGCGGTGGAGTGGCCTGCTCCCCCGGTAGAAGTATGACGGACGAGTATGAACAGCTTGTAATGGACACAGACGAATGATAGGAAGTGATACCATGATTTTCAGTGGGAGAAATCTCGTGAAGTACCCGTACAGCTGCTACGGCTACACGCGCGGCGGCGGCAAGACTTGGCACGGCGGCATTGACGTCTGCGGGTTGGATGATGACAAAATCCGCATGCCCAGTTACAACGGCAAGAGCATTGCAGGAACCGTTGTCACAGCCCGCATTGTGACGAACAAGAGCAACAAGACATGGGAATGGGGCTATTATATCTGCGTGAAGCTGGACGCAAACCAGACCCCGGATGCAGTGAATTACCTGTATTTTTGCCACTGCTCCAAGCTGCTTGCGAGCGTAGGGCAGAAAGTGAAGACTGGCGATGTGCTGGCGGTTGTCGGGCAGACCGGCAACGCCGCATACACATGGACGCACTGCCACTTTGAAGTGCGAGCCACTGCCACGAGCAAGGGCCTTGACCCGACTGCGTATGCAGGCATCCCCAACAAGGCGGGCACATATGGCGACCAGCCTGCGCAGACAAGCGGCGAGGAAGTGCTGATTGATGTGTCCCACCATCAGGGCGCTATCGACTGGGCAAAGGTTCCCTACCGTGCTATTGTTCGCATCGGGTATCGCGGTTACGGCACCGGAAAGCTGATGAAGGACGAGCAGTACGATGCCAACCTTGCAGGGGCGAAAGCGAACGCAAAGCTGTTCGGCTTTTATTTCTTCTCGCAGGCGGTCACGGTGGACGAAGCCCGGGAGGAGGCAGACTTCTGCGCAAGCCTTGCCCCGACCGGCTACCCGCTGTTTTTCGACAGCGAATGGGGGCACACGACCGAGACCGGCGAGCACGATGGCCGCGCCGACAACCTGACGAAAGACCAGCGCACGGCAATCGCAATGGCATTTTGCGAGAAAGCCAAAGCGCATGGATTCACGGCTGGCATTTACACCTTCACAGCGTTTGCAAGCGCGAACATCGACTACGCCTACCTGTGTGAAAATTACATCGGCTGGCTGGCCGACACGCGCACGAACTACGACAAGACGCTGCCGCGCTACATCCACCAGTATGGGCAGACCGCAAAGGGTGGCGTGCCGGGCATCACTGCCGTGGTTGATTTGAACCATCTGGTCAAGGCCCTGCCTGCGGTGGACAAGCCCGCAAACAAGCTGCAGGTCATCACGGTAGGGCCGGTAACGCAGGGGGACGCAGACGCGATCTACCTGCTGTGCAAGGAACGCGGTCTGACCGATGCCGGGCTGTACAAATCTGAATGGGCGGAGGTGTGATGCCGATGCAGCATGTATTTTCGTTTACACTTGCGGAGGCCTGGGCGTTTTTGATTTACGCGGCGGGTGCTGCTGCCGGACTGTATGCCGGGGGCGTGGCTATCAGCAAAGTTATCACCGCTGTGAAAAAGCCGAAAGCCGACCAAGACAAACGCATTACACAGCTTGAAGCGCGTGTGAGCGCTATGGAGAAATTTTTGAAAAACGACAAATTGCGGCTTGACCGCATGGACGAGGGGCAGCGCGTTACCATGCAGGCGCTGCTTGCCCTGCTTGACCACAATCTGGATGGAAACAACATTGACCAGATGCAGAAAGCAAAGAAAGACTTGCAAAAGCATCTGATTGGGTGAGGTGCTGCAGATGAAAGACTTTTTGAAAAACCTTGCTGCGCTTATCAAAGTCAAAACCATTGTGACGCTGGTTGTCGTTGCAGTGTTTGCGGCATTGGCGCTGCGGGAGAAATTACAGCCTGACACGGTCATGACCATTGTGACGATGGTCGTGGCCTTTTATTTTGGCACGCAGAGCGAGCGGAAGGGGTGATTTAGTATGCCGAGACCGATTATTGGTTCAACCAAAGATTACTATGTGAAGCCCGGCACGACCACAGCCACTAAGTTTGGCAACACGAACAGGGTATACACGACCACGAAACCGGCTGCAACGGCACCGACAAGCAACGCAGGCAGAAGCGGCGGCTACACTGGCGGCGGCGCTGGCAGTGGTTCCGGCAGTGGGAGCGCGGCGGCAAGCTACAGCGCGCCGGCACAGAGCAGCGACTACACGAACAGTTATATCAGCCAGATGCAGAGCGCGATGCAGGCCGCACAGCAGGCGGCAGCAGATGCACAGCGCAGGGCAGAAGAGCAGATGCGCGCGGCGCAGGAAGCACAGCGCAGAGCGCGTGAGGAAGCCTACCAGCGCAGTGCTGCCCAGCAGAAAACCAACTACGAGTACGGGCAGGGCGAGCTGAACCGCGCCACAGAAAACGCCCTGCAGCAGGCGTACATCAACAAGATGATGAGCGAGCGCAACCTTGCGCAGCAGCTTAGTGCGCAGGGCCTGAACGGCGGTGCAAGCGAGACCACGACCGCCGGTATGCTGAACAACTACAACAACAGCCGCAACGCACTGGAAACCGAGCGGCAGAACCAGCTGGCAAGCCTTGCGAACACCTACCAGAACAACATGGCACAGCTGGAAAACCAGCGCGCCAGCGGCGATGCAGCGGATTTGAGCCAGTACCAGACGAACCTTGCGAACCTGACAGCAAACAACACGAACAATCTTATCAGCCTTATGCAGGGTTACGCAAATATGGCAGCCAGCATGCCGCAGCTGCGCCAGAGATTCAACACGACCACCGGGCAGTGGGAGTACAGTTACGAATAAGGGAATGGGGCGGTAAATGGCAAGCCGCCCCTCATCCGGCCCTGCGGGGCCACCTTCCCCCAGAGGGGGAAGGCTTGTGGATTTGGAGGTCTTGAGCTATGGCGAAAGTGAATGGTCGTGAAGATGCGCTGCTGAATGCGTATTTGAACCGATACCAGACGGCGCAGGCCAGCAATGTTGGCACTGGCCGCAGCACAACGAGGAAAGCGCAGCAACAGGGCAGTGCCATCATGAACGCCACTGACAAGACGCTGCCTGTGCTGCATAACAGCTACACCGAGACGCTGAACAACATTGTGCAGGGTGCAAGCCTTGAAAACAGCCTGAACAACGATATTTTGAACCGGCAGATGAAACTGGCGCAGGCGAAGTTTGACGCGGCAAACGATTTGTACAAGCAGCAGCAAAAGGCGCAGCAGTATGCGGCGAAGAAAGCGGCGAAGGCTGCAAAATCCGGCGGGAAAAGCGGCAGCTCTACGGGAAGCACTACGGGAAGCACTACGGGCAGTGGGAGCGGCGACACGGAAAGTGCGGCATCGCTGGATGCGCTGTTCGGCGGCGGGGCAAGTACTGGCAGCACGACAGGAAGTACGGCCGGCAGCAAGCCGAAAGCAGAGGATACGAAAAAAGACGAGGCAAAGAACGAAAAGGCAAAGGAAAAGAGCGCGCAGGAGAAGTATCTGGAAGCGAAGAAAGCAGGCGCGCGCACGACCGCTGCAAAGAGTTATGCCGAGCGAAACGGAACAGGTCTTGTGAGCACCGCACAGCCCGCCCAGAGCCGCGCTGTGACGCGGGGCGGTAAAGTTATCGGCAGCAGTTACGCCGCCGCAGGAAGTGCCCCCAGCGCGGCAGAGACGCAGTCTGCAAAGGACAAGCGCAACGACTACAAGAGCCAGCAGGAAGATATTGCCGCTGCGCTTAAAAAGCTGCAGAGCGATGCCGATTACCGCGCCGAGCTGGCTGCCCCGGGGCGCAAGCTGACAAGCGCCGAAGTGGCGGCGGTGAACCAGTACGAAAAGAGCACGAAGAACACCGGCTTTAGCGGCTTGAAGCGGGTGTTTGAAACTGCCGCAAACAAAGAGGGCCTGAGCCAAGAGGACTACGCAAAAAAGACGGCTGCCATGAATGCCGAGCTGAACCAGAACAGTGCCTTGCGCGGAAAAGCGCAGATGAACGGCGCCGGGCAGACTGCGCAGGCCTTTACAGCAGGGCTGTATGACAGTGTGCCGTTTTTGACAAAGAGCGTGGATAAGCTGACGGACATTGCAAATTCTACCGGTGCCGAGCTGCCGCAGCTTAGCAATGCGATCGAGGGCGCAAAGAGCTATGACCCGCTGGCGGTGACAGCAGGCACGCTTGTCGGCAAAGGAATGCAGTACAACCTGTTCAACACCGCTATGGCCGGCACACCGCTTGCGCAGGCGATGGGCAACGCGGGCAATGCCGTTGTTGGGCAGGCGCAGAAAATCCCTGTGTTGGGGAATGTGCTGGGCGCGGGCGCCGGTGATGCGCTGGGACGCATTTTGACCGATACGACCGCAGACCTTGCACTGGACACTTTGCCGAGCCTTGTGAACGATGTGAGCGAGGGCAAGAGCGCCGGAGAGATCGCGGGCAACACTGCAAAGAACATTGCAGCCAATGTGGCGATGAACGCGGTGCCGGAAATCGGCGGGGCGTTGTTCAACAGGCTGAAAGGCACGGCAGGGGATGCCGCGCAGGATGCTTTGAAGCAGGCAGACGATGCCGTGCAGGATTTGCAGAGCGCCGCACCTGCAAGAAACATTGTGCAGCCGGAAGCCAACGGCACAACCGGGCTTGCTGCGCAGATACAGCAGATGAACGCGCCAGACGCCGCCAACCGCAGCGCACTTGATACGCTGGATGAACTGCGCGGACAGGTCAACTTGAACGGCGCGCAGGAAAAAGAGGCTGAACAGCTTCGCCGCGCCGTGTTGCAGCGCCAGCAGGAGATTGGCGATGAAGCTAAACTTGCGTTGCAAAATACGGATAGTTTGCCGATTGACGCGCAGTGGCCGGCAGGTTACAATGGAGCAAAGGCAGGTGTTGTAAATGAGAACTTGGGAGGAAACATTCCGGCAAACATTCGGGTCGATGCTGAATCTGGCAGAGGCAATGAACTGCAATCCGGAAGCGTTAGAGATGGACTTTCTGGACAAGCAGGTGAAGGCGGGCAAGGTGGCACCGAGAGTGTGCTCGGACGAGGAGTACAAAGCAATGATGCGCGAAACGCTCAATCAGTGGATGAGTGGGCGCAGACAATCACAGGAAAAGACCACAGAAGTCCCTACACAAGACGCATAGAATCGCTGTACAGCCAGATGCAGAACGGCGAAAGCCGGGAAGACCTTGCAGAGGAAGCCAAAAGCATTGCGCTTGGCATTGTGAGGGCTGAGGATTACGCCGAGCCGTTGGATGAATCCGTGACGATCCTGAAAGACTATCTGAAAACCACGCCTATCAAGGTTGATGCACAGACGCAGGGCGAGCTTTTGAACGCCAGCGGCCTCAAAACCTTGTCGCAGTACAATATCCAGAACGGCACGCATTTTTCACTGAAAGATGGCGTGGATTACGACACTGCCATAACGGAAGTGTACGACAGGATGGGCATGGGAAACCGCATACCGGACGGCAACGCGGCAGATGCCCTTATGAGACTTGTGCAGCAGAGCAAAGCCGGGCCTTTGGTTGATACCGATATGCGCGGAGCCGTCACAGACTATATGCGGGACCGCATCCTTGACGGCCCCGGCAGCGCACCGCTTGGCGGCGAGGATTTTGCAGACTGGTTAGACACGCAGTCTTTTGACCGGAATGCGCCTGACTATGTAAAACGGGTATATGAGCGCGGTGACGCTGCAATGCCAACCATGAACGCAGCGCCTTCGGCTGATGCCGGGGGCGCTGCATTTTTGCAGCCGACTGACGCCGCGAGTGAGCCCGTGCCGGGCCTGAACATTGCGGAGAATGCGCAGAGCGTGGCAAAGCTGAACGGTAGTGAGAGCGTTCCTGCACATGCTGTTGGCGCGGAAAGCACGCAATATAACCGCAATGAAGTGCTGAATCAGGACTACGCGAACCAGCGTGCGATGGGCGGTAAAATTGATGCGGACGAGGCCGCGGCAGCAGGTATCGGCCAGCAGACCCATACCGTATACAGCAGGGCAGAAGGTAAGGATACCGCCAAACAGGATTTTGATTTGTTAGTACAGCAGAACGGCGATATTTTGAGCGCCGGGCGCACGGTTGCGGATGAATTGGCCCGAAAATCAGCTGACGGAAATTTTGATGCCAGCGACGTATATCGCGGTTATTATGCCGCCGACCAGCTGCAAAATATGCTGAACAGCTACGAAAAAGGCAGCGCAGATGCACAGTTGGTGCAGGCACAAATCGAAAACCTGAACCGCGCTGTCAGCGCCGGGCAGAGCAAAAATGCCCAAGCATTGAGCGCGGGACGCTGGGCGCAAATTGACGAGTACACGCCTATCCGCAAGTTTGAACAAATCACGCAAAGAAAAGTAAATGATTTTGCAAAAACGCGAGGCGGAAAGCAACTGGAATCTTTGGCATCAGATGTTGTAGAAATGGCGAAGTCCGGGCCGCAAGACGAAGAATTTACCGCTTTTTTGAAGGCACAGGGCATTGATGTAGGAGATAATCCACTAAACGCACAGATAGATGACCTTGCCAAGCGCATTAAGAGAATGGCAGATACAAAAGGTATCAAGGCCACCGATGAGCAAGCAAAATCTGCGGCTGCCAGCATTCTTGCCGGAGGCAATGCAGACGATGTGTTTAATGCAATGGCGCGTAAAACTCTCGGCATTGAGAATTTAAGTCAGGAGGATTACGACTATGTAAAAAACGCATTTTCCGAAATGGCCGATATGCCTGACAGCAAAGCACGCTACGAAAAGGAAATGGACGCATATAAGCGGCTTACCAAATATTTGCCGGCCAAAACATTTGGCGACAAGATGGAAAGTATCCGCTATCTTTCCATGCTGGGAAATACCAGAACCCACGCAAGAAATGTGCTTGGCAACGTATCGATGGGTGTTGTAACCCGCGCCAAAGACAATGTTTCCGGCGTGATGCAGCTTGTTTTGCCGAAAGACCAACGAACAAAAGCCGTTGGAACAACCCTTACAGCCGATGGCCGCAAGATGGTAGACCTTGCCAAAGAGTACGGGCAGAACAAAATGTATTCTGTTTTGTACAATGACGGTAAGTTCAATGCGGAAAGCGGGCTGCGTGCCGCGCAGGATACGTTTACCAGCAAACCCGGGAAAGTAATCCAAAAGGCGGCTGACATCAACAGTGCATTGCTGGAAAAAGAGGATAATATTTTCCTTACTTCGGCGTTTGGCAATGCAATGGCAAGCCAGCTGAAAGCGCGTGGCTATGACAGCAGTGTTTTTACTGCAACCGATGCCAAGAGCAAGCAGGCACTTGTGGATGCAGCTGCAACGGCTTTGCGCGATGCCAAAGAAGCCACATTCCACGAAGATAACTTCCTTTCCACTGCACTGAAAAATTATCAGAGTGATATTAAAGGGCACGGAGTCGGTGGAAAAATACTATGGGCGGTTGGCGAAGGCGTTTTACCGTTCAAGAAAACCCCGCTGAACATTGCCAAAAATGCAATGGAATACAATATTGTAGGTGGCACAGTAGAAGCTGCTTATCGCTATGCCACAGGTGCAAGCAGCGCAGATGTAATTGACGCTGCTGCCAAAGGTCTGACTGGCACGGCATTGATGGGCATTGGCGGTATCCTTGCATATAATGGGCTGTTGAACGGCAGCAAGAGTGGAGATGATCGCGCCGATGCGTTTAATGAGATGACCGGCAAGCAAGAATATTCCATCAATATTCCCGGTAAAGGAACGTACACCATTGATTGGGCAAGCCCCGCAAGCGTACCGCTTTTGATGGGTGCCGAGATTGCCAATGAATGGCAGAACGGCGGTCTAAGCGTTACAAAGTTCCTTGACGCTGCGCGAAAAATCGGGAACCCGATTTTGGAAACCACGATGCTGCAAGGACTGAATGACACGCTGGACAGTGTAAGCTATGCAGATTCCAACGATAAATTGGCAACGCTTCTCGGTGGGACGCTGGGCAGTTATGCACAGCAGTATGTTCCAACTGCGCTTGGTCAAATTGCTAGAACCATTGACCCGCTGCGCCGTTCCACCTATGGCGGCGGGGATAGCAAGACCGAAAGGGATACCAACTACGCAATCCGAAAAGCGGAGAATAAAATCCCCGGTTTAAGCATGAACAACGAACCGTACATTGACCAGTGGGGCCGCGAAGAGGCAAGTCTTGACGGGACGGACGATTCAGCGGGAGGGATGTTCCTGCGCGGCGCGTACAACATGCTTAGCCCCGGATATTACAGCGCCGAAAACTTTACACCGGTTGACGAGTACCTGCAGGGGCTTTACGGCAGCACGAACGACAGCCATGTTTACCCGGAGAAGGCCAGCAGTAAAATTACCGTTGACAGCGATGACTACTACATGACCCCGGAAGAAAAGACCGAGTATGCCAAGACGAGCGGTCAGACAGCCTATGACCTGATTGACGAGCTGCGGCAAAACAGCATGTTTTTGCAGCTGCCGGAAGACCAGCAGAGTGCGCTTGTGCAGGATGCTTACACGGTAGCCAAGACCGCCGGCGGTGTGGCCGCTGTGGGTGACGGCGTGAGCGGTGTGAACGCGAAGGAGTACGAGGCATACCGGGACGGCGGCGCGGAAGGATTCAGCCAGTATGTGCTGATGAAGAATGCCACTGACCTTGTGCGTGATGAAAAGCGGGAGACGAGCGGCAATGACAATGCCGACCTGAACGCCGTGGAGACCTGGAACACGCTCTACTCGCAGTTCGGTGATGATGCAGTAAGCAACTTTGTAAACAGCACCGACGATGACAGCACCGTACACAACATCAAAGACCTTGCCGGAGACAAGGCGGTCACTGCCTACATGCAGTCTTACAGTGCTGTGGCAAAGACACTGGACGATGACCAGACCCCGGACAAGTTTACAGTCGGTTACGGTATGCAGAAATACGGCTTAAGTGGAGACGACTTTGCAAGGGCGTATCTGGCAGCGTACTACAAGAAGGGCAAGAACGGCAAGTACCCGGAAAAGGGCGGCACCTATGCCGACAAGGCCGGTGCAGAGATTTACCAGAGCTACGGCGCAGATGCGCTGCGCGACTGGGTAAACTACCGCGCTACCATTCCCGACACGAACGGAAACGGCAAAGCCGATAAGGCCGAAGCTGTAGCGCGTTTGAAGGAAATGGACCTGACGAACGAGATGCGGCGCGCGTATCTGGCGAAAACTAACAAGCAGTGGGGCAAGAAAAACCCGTTTTGAGGTGCTGTATGAAGTTTGATTTTTGCATGAACCGGGCGGAGTATGACGAGCTTGTATTCAGCCTGACGGACGATGAGCGGGAAGTGTTGGACATGCGGCGGCACGGGCGGCGCAATGCCGAGATCGCAGCCGAGATGAACTGCTGTGAGAGGACGGTAAACCGGCATGTGAGAAGCATTAAGAATAAGATGCGGTGAGAGAGCGGTAAAGGATAAGCCGTCCCTCATCCGCCGCTGCGGCGGCACCTTCCCCCGAAGGGGAAGGCTTAGGGGAAAGCGGGCAGTCACTTTTTGAGTGGCTGCCCGCTTTTTTTGTTTTGGCGTAAAGATGGCGCAAATGCGGCGCGGAGGTGTCCTACGGCGCGGGATGGATTGTAGTACAATGAAACCAGAAAGACGAGGTGAGCGGGATGTACTGGAATAACTACGGTATGCAGACCCCCTACAGCAGCCCCTATGGGCAGACGATGCAGCAGGCGTTACAGCCGTGCAGCATCACAAAGGTGAGCGGTGAGAACGGCGCAAAGGCGTTTGGAATGGCACCGAATTCCAGCGCACTGCTGCTGGACGAGACCGCGCCGCTGGTATGGCTGAAGACAACAGATGGGGCAGGGTATCCCACTTTGACCCCCTACACCATTACCCCGTACCAGGCCGCACCGCCGGTGGACGTGAACAGCCTGGAAAACCGTGTGAAACGATTGGAGGAGATGCTCAATGACAAATCCGATTCTACAGGCAATGGGGAAAAGCGCAATGCCAAATAGCCCGATGAACGTGGTGCAGCAGTTTATGCAGTTCAAACAGCAGATGCAGGGGAAAGACCCGCAGAAAATTGTGGAGCAGATGCTTGCAGATGGCCGAATAAGCCAGCAGCAGTTTGAACAGCTGAAACAGCAGGCGGAACAGTTCAAGGGCATATTTTACTGATATAAGCCGGGTCGACACGGTTTATAAATACAAATCTTACGAAAGGATTGGATACTATGGACAATGGGTACTCTTTGAGCGACCTGCGCGCGGTGACCGGTGACGGCAACAGCTTTGGCGGAAACGGTGCATGGTGGATGGTGATTTTGTTCCTGATCTGCTTCATGGGCGGCGGCTTCTGGGGCAACCGGCAAGGCGAGTTTGGCCAGTATGCCACCGCTGCCAGCCAGCAGGAAATCTTGTTTGGCCAGCAGTTTGGACAGCTCAACGACCGTTTGACCAATCTGGGCAACGGCGTCTGCAATCTCGGCTTCGAGATGCAGGGCGGCATTGGTCAGCTTGGCAAGGAAGTGGCGCTGGGTCAGAGTAATCTGAACCAGACCGTAATGCAGACCGGCAACAATATCCAGCAGCAGATTGCAGGTTGCTGCTGCGAGAACCGGCTTGCGACGGCCAACCTGTCCGCACAGATAGACCGCCAGACCTGCGACATCACGAATGCAATCCGCGCCGAAGGCGAGCAGACCCGTGCGCTGATGCAGGCCAACGAGATCCAGCAGCTGCGCGACAAGGTGAACGCCTTGCAGATGGACAATCGCATGTACGGCGTAGTGCGTTACCCCAACGGCTACACCTACACGGCAGGCCCCAGCCCGTTCTGTGGCTTCGGCAGCTGCGCATAATCGCTGTAACAGCGTCAGCCCGCACGGCAAGCGCTGTGCGGGCTTTTTTGAGGAAAGGAGTATAGTTTTATGGCTTGCAATGAAAGGCTGAAAAATCCCCATTTCAAGAGCGCACAGAACGCCTACAACAACACGGCACAGACGATGGCCGCTACCGCAACGCCCGTCAATGTACTGGGCATCTTGAACACAGATACCGGGTGCAGCATCGACACGAACGCGGGCGGATTTATCATCCGACACAGTGGGTTATACCGCATCAGCTACGATGTGACCTTTACCGCCGGAGCCGCCGGAACGGAAGTGCTGCAAGGTATGAAGGATACCGCCGCGCTGCCCTGCATGACGGCAAGCGCTACGGTGGCAGCGAACGAGGTTTCCACTTTCCATGCGGAAACTGTCGTGTACATCCCTGTATGCTGCGGCAGCACGCCGACGATCAGCGCCGTGCTGAGCGGCGTAGCCGGAACCGTGACCCACGTCTGCGCCAGCGTTGTGAAGCTGGCATGAGGTGCACACAATGGAGAAGATCAAAGACTACAAGGTAAAGCTGGAACACGAGATTGACGAGTTCATTGAGCATTACCCTGTGAATGAGCGCAGCGTGGCGGTGTTGACCTCGATGCTGGAATGCTGGGAGCATGTTAAAGAGTGCGCTAAGTGCAGCGGCAGCGGGGACGAAGAACTTACCAAAGAAGATGCCATGAGCTGGATGTACAACATGAAGAACGAGGACGGCAGCTTTGGCGCACACTGGGATTTGGAACAGACGCGGCCCTATATGGAGCCGCGTGGTGTTACATGCGAGCTTTGGAAGTGGGCCGCTGTGATGAACATGATGTACAGCGACTACTGCAAGGCGGCACGCAAGAACAGCGTGGACAGACCGGAGTTTTATGCAGACCTTGCGGCGGCGTTTTTGGAGGACAAGGACGCGCCGGAGGATAAGGCCGGGCGGTATTACCACAATATTGCGGCAGTGCATGAATAAAAAATCAGCCCGCAGCTGACGAGGATTACTCGACAGTTGCGGGCTTTGCTGTGTCATGGGAGAATATCAAGTTCCCAGCCGGAGGGAAGCTCTAAGAGAAACAGCCCGGTGCGTTCCTGCGCGCGTACCCAGAAATCAGAACGGTTCAGTTCTTTTGCTGCATCGCGGCGTGATTTGCCCTCAAAGTAAATGGCGATCAGGACAGATTGCTGGTCGGAGTTGAGGGGTTTCATAGCTTCGTGCCGCTTGAAATAGGCCGTGTTCATCTCGGCGCGGGCACGGCAGTACCGGGCATAGGCTTTATCGTTCCGCTCTGCCAGTCGGGCCACCGGGTCAGAGCGGGTGTTGCCTTTGGGCATCCCATCAGCAGGGTGAGCCGACATGGCGGCGTTGGATTCATAGAATTTATCGCGGGCCTCGATGAAGGCTTTCTGATAGGCGGCGTATTTTTCCATCCATTTTTGACGCTGGGTGTTGCCTGCTGGGGTAGAAGTCATTTTAGAAGCCTCCTTATGATTCTATAACATGCGATGCCGATGCGGCCGAACAAGAGCAGTGGCCAGAACACAAGGGCAAGCATGCCGCTTGTGGCATCGTCCGGGTAGTTAGAGCACATAAGCATAACAACGACAGCGCCGATACTGTCATACATCAGGATTACGAGAAATAGAAAAAGCAGGGTCATGGGTTCACCTCCGGGGGGTTGTAGAGCGGCAGTTCTGTCCATGCGAGGACTTTTGCGTTAGTTCCGCGTGTAGGCTCACCGCTCCATTGACCATTGAAAAATTGTCCACGATCCATTGTGCGGTACATGCGGTTGTAGTTACCATAACGGAAGTACTCGTAGAAGCACAAGTATTCTCCGTTCTTTTTAGGCGGGTCATTCTGTGCATCGTGCCAAACGGTCGCCTCAGACGCTTCGATAGCATCCAGCTTCTCTAACGCATCGCGGATCACCTTGACGGCGTTCTGGTAGCAATCGCATTCGTGGCAGTGACCCTTGTCGAGATCCTGCACGCAATCACTGCAAAAGCCGTATTTTATGGCAAGGTTAAAGGCTCGTTCGTAGGCTTTGTTAGTCATTGTGTGTCTCCTTTGGCGGTTTTGGCAACGGCATCCAGTGGGTGACGAAATCATCGACTTGGAGATTTCTTGTATCATCGTCGTTATAGTGTCTTTCCTCCCACCAGCCTTCAGGGATGATGTAATCGTCGGTTTCTTCGTCGTAAGTACCCCAATAATTTATGTCGTCCCAATTCCAGATACTTTCTTCTGTATGGATAGTTCCGTCCTCATATATAGCGGTAGTGGTAACATAGCCTATAACCTTGTCATCTCTGCGTACCTCTGCATAGATAAAAACCTCTGTTTCCGGCTTCGGCGGCCTGTCTTTAACGCTTATCCATCCTTCCTCGGGACGCATGGATTCTGGGTATATATCTGGCGCGTCCTCTATCAGACTACGAACATATTCAACACCAGACTTATATGCCTGATACTCGCTGCCGTCATAGGCGCTACCGTTTACGTCTATTGAACGTAATATGCTGTTCGCGTCAACGAGCCGCACAGGGTCTTTCGGCTGACTTGCGCCCGGGGTCGGGTAGCCTATTGTTGTATTCATTCTGATACCTCCTCTACATATGCCATGTCTTTGCGCAGATTGAGCGATTTTGGATTGAGAATACAAGCCGGTGCGACAGCGCCACCGTTACACGCACCGTAGTTGTACAGCAGACCACCAGCGTTCACAGTGCGAACGAAGCTCGATTCCCCCGCGTCTGAATCCTTATCACCACAGCCCCAAGGCGTGGCAGTCCAAATTAAGCTGTCGTAGTGAGGGATGTAATCACGATACTTTCGGTACTCGCCACAGGTCAGGATAAAAACGATGTCTGCCACAGCACCATTTCAGGGTGCGGGGAGAAAGACTGACCTGATAGCACGCCAGCAGACACAGATAGGTGGCGCGGGTAGCAATGTCGTTGCGCTCCTTCATGACTGCCTCCTGCGCACGGCTCTGGATGCCTTGAATTTTAGCTTCCGCATAAGCATCTATGGCTTTTTGCATGGCCGGTGTGGGATGAAGTCTGGCTTTCATGGGTTACACTTCCAATTCTTCAATAAAAATTTCGGTGCGTGGGTTTTCTTTGTCGTACATCACGCGGGAGCCGTCCACGCTGGCGATGATGGCGTTATTGTCGTCTGCAAGGATTTTGGCGGCGACAAGGGTGTCATGGGCAGCCTCCATCAAGTTCGTGAGGTCTACTTTTCGGCGGGTCGGCATATAGAACACCGTGGCGACTCGGTAGCGGCCCTCCAACGGGGCTTTTGGCTTTGGGGTAAGATACCACATAGCAGCCTGTTCGTACTTTTTGTACTGTCTGCTTGGGGCGATGAACGGCTTGCCGGTGCAGTGATTGGTAAGTATCTGCTGGGAGTTCTTCTTGGTGATAGGGGGCAGGGAGATAATATATTTTTGGATCATGTCATTCACCGGCGAACCATTTCTTTGTGACCGCGATGGGAAATTCCTCAATTTCCGAAGCCCAAACGCACAATTCTTTGCGCCCACTGTGTAACTGTGTCCACACATACGGGAAACCGCCGATGCCATCGAACAGGCTGCCGAGGGTGGCATTATCCGGCAGACGATCAGCAATACCACCGAGAACGTAGTACCACTGCGGCAAGGCGATAGAATTGCCCAGTGCCTTATATCGGGGTGTATCAGCAGCCTTGTGGGCTTTACCCTTGCTGTCCACCCATTCGCCGAGGTCTGTCCACCCATAGGGATAGCCCTGCAGGCGCTCACACTCGGTGGGGGTTAGCCGCCGCACAATCCAGCGGATGATTTTTTCGATGATGACAGAAGTATAATCTGTAATGCTACGGTTGTGGTCACCCGTTATGGTAGGGGATGTCTTACCATCGCCGTTGCCGCGTACATCATAGATAAGTGGCTCGGCTACGGGATTGATGTAGTTGAGGCTTTGTCCACCGTTGCCTTTTGCTTGCAAGGTTGCGGACAGTTCTTCATTGGCAGTCATATTGCGGCAGTCAAGCGCGAATGCAACGGCAGGACGATCAATCGTATTCAGTGTGTAACAGACATCCTCTTTGACACCGGCGCCGTTTGCACCCGCCGTGTCTGCGCGGTCAATCGTGTTGCCCTGAATACAGAATGTCGGTTCGACAATAGCGATGCCGCCCTGATTCTTTGCGGGGTCAGGCGGTGAGGCGTCAAGGGTCTTTGCGATTTCAACCTCGCGGCACCCGCTGTGCGGGTTGCTGGATTTCATGGAATTGGACGCTAAACTGTCAAAACTGTATGCCTTTGGCTGTTCCGCCACAAAAAGCGTCTGATCTTGCAAGGTGGAGAGGGTGGCGCTCTTTTCGGTCTGTACCAACGCACCCTTGCCGCCGCCCTCACACCCGGAACGGATTTTTAAGGTGTATGCTTTGGCAATATCAGGACAACAGACCCCATGCTCATGGCCCTCCTGCAATGTATAGGCGGCATCACCCGCCTGCCCAACGCCAAGACCCGTTCTCTCTCCGAGGGATTTGTGACGGGTCGCAATTTGGAGGTTTACGGGGATGGCATCTGTGCAATCTGCTGTTCCAGCGCCGTTTTCAACAGCTCCGGCAGTTGCTTGCCCCGGCGTGACGCCCGGCGCAAAATGCCCTCGCAGGCTTTCTGGCTCAAATAGTACTTCTCCGGCACGCCCACCTGTAAGATCGAGGACAAGCGAGATGCGCAATCGACGTTGGGGGACGCCCCAATACTGGGCATCCATGGCTCTCCAAGCAATGCTCCAATCGTCTCCTGTGATGAGTCCTGCTTTTGCCCATTTGCTTTTGTCAGGTCGAGGGATTGAAATGCCAGCTTCTTTGATTCTTGCCAGTTCCTCCAAGACGGCTCGGAAGTCATCTCCTTTGTTTGAACTGAATGCTCCGGGAACGTTTTCCCAGACGGCATATTTTGGGTATTCTCCATTTGTTGCTTCCCTCATTTCTTTGATAATGCGGACGGCTTCCATAAAAAGACCGCTTCGTTCACCCGAAAGGCCGGCGCGTTTGCCAGCGATAGATAAATCTTGACAGGGGCTTCCGAAAGTTATAACGTCAACCGGGGGAATGTTATCCCCTTTTATTTTTGTAATATCGCCCAGATGAATCACAGCGTTTCCTCCTTCACGTTACTTAAATACTTCTCACTGTACCATATATCCGGCAGGCGGGGATTTTTGGTATATCCTGCGGTGCGCAGGGCGGCTTCAGCGTTCCAGCGCGTGGAATACAGGCGCTTGGAGTGGGAGAGGTCACCGGTTGCGCGGGAATAGGTGAGTATCTCATACTTCATCGGTGTTCAGGGCCTCTTGCAGGTGCTTTTGAGCGCTGTCAATAATATCTGCAGCCTTTTCAAGTTTCTTTTTAGCGGCGCTGCGCAGGTTGGTTGCATAGGCCAGCTCGGCAAACGCAAGCTTGAACAGAAAATCCTTATCAGTCATAGTCCGTCATCTCCATAAATCGTTGGTAGGTTCCGTCAAAGGCGATGTGCAAATCGCCTGTAATGCCGCGCTTATTCTTGGCAAGGGAGAAATAGTATTCAGTTTTGCCTTTGCCCAAAAGGATGATTGCATCTGCGTCCTGCTCTATCTGGCCGGATTCTTTGAGGTCCTGCACTTTCGGTGCGTCCACGCCGCCGCGGTTTATCTGGGCGAGCGCCACGACAAGGCGGCCTGTTGTCTGGGCAAGGGTGTGCAGCTGCATTGAAATGTTTGTGACAACCTCATACCTGCTGTTGCCCCTGCCGGGAATCAACTGCAAATAGTCCACGATGATGACATCTGCCTGTTTGGCGGCTGCGGTAGCCGATACCCATGCGACATTCTGCCCGCCTGCATTGATGAGCCATAGCGGCAGGCTACTGATAGCTGCGCACGCCTTGGCGTATTCTTCATCCTGCGGGGCGCGGCGCTTAAAGACGATCTCCTCCATTGGGATAAGGGCAAAGCAGGAAATGAGCTTATCAAACAAGCCGACCTGGTCTGTCTCATAGGAGAAGAAGCAGACCTTTTTGCCGTCCTTTGCAAATTGCAAGGCCATCTGCAAACCGAGCGCGGTCTTGCCTGCACTTGGCCTGCCGCCGACAACGACCATCTGCCCGGTGCGGATAGAGCAGCGCCTATCCAGCGCGCCGAGCCCTGTCTTGATACTGCGGTCTGTCTTGTCGTTCTGCTCCATGAGCCACTTGCCGGCGACCTCTGCAACGGTCATACAGCGGCTGTCAACGCTGTCCTCTGTGAGAACGTCAGAGAGGGCTGCAGACAGGCCGCGCATGTCATCGACACTCTTTCCGGCTTCTGCAATTTGCAGGCCAATTCGGACGGCTCTGCGGCGCTGAGAGGCATCCTTGACAGCGGCAACAAATTTACGGTAGCCACTGATAGAGGGAAGCGATGCGGCGCATACCGCGGCGGTCTCGCGGTTCTTCATGAGCACATAGTCATCCTGTGCGAAGTACCCGCGTGTGGTGTACATGGATTTGATCTCTGCGAATGTGGCGGCGCAGGCGCCGTCCGCAAAATCGCTTTCGCTTAGGTGGTCGATGCAATAAAGGATGCTGTCCGGCGCGTAGACCATTGCGCCGATAACGCATTGTTCCGGTGTGAGGCTCAATCGATCCACTTCCTTTCAGGTTGGGCCGTCTGCTGGCGGCTGCGCTCCCATGTGCGTACTGCGGCTTTCCAGTCTTTCATTGGGTTCTTGCCTACCTTCCAGCCCTTGCTTGTGTAGAAGTCGCAGAACTCGCTGCCGTCAATGCCGTTGTGGCGTTCCTGACAATAGGCGTCGACTTCTTCAGGTGTAGGGGGAACAAACCGCTTTGAAACGGGCACACTCTTGTCCCCCTGTGGGGGATTATAGGGGGTATATTCTTTACTTCTTACCTTCTTAGTATTAGAGAAGTGGTTGCTAAGTGGTTGCTCGTTGGTTGCTCGTTGGTTGCTGTTCTGGTTGGCAGCTTGATAATTGGCGTAGTTTTTTACCGTAAACACGGTATATTTTCCCTCTTTTGATGTGGTTACTTCACTGGTTGAAATTAGCTTGGAAATTGCAGTGCGGATTTGTTGGCGTGATAAACCGGTCTGCTTGCTGATTTCTGCAACAGTTGCAACGACCTGACCGCGTTCCAAAGCAATGCCGCGATACGCTTTATCCTCATAGCTGGCAATCAGCAGCAGGTGAATAAACACGTCCTTTGTGGGGCCATCATCATACCAGCCCCATTCGAGCATTTTTCTGTATAGCTTGATGAAGCCCTCGTTTTCCATTTTTCAACACTCCATGTAATATTCAGCGACTCGGCACAGTCTGCCGTAACGGTTGCGGCGCTGTACCATACGGGAGGCTACCGGGTAGCCTTTCCGTTTGAGGCCCGTTATGCGGGAGGCAAGGCGGGAACAGCCGTAGTCCTCGAGCGCATCCAGCGCGGTAAGAGAATCGCCGTTTTCAAGCGCGGCGAGAATCTGGTCAAGCTGACTCGGATGCTTTCTTTCGTTCTTTCTTTCATTCATGGCGTGCACCTCACTAGAACAGCAGATCACCGTCATCCTCAATAAGGGCGTAGTCTGCATCGGGTTCGCCCTGCGTGCGCTGTGAGGGGGCTGCGGGGCGCTGTGCGGCGCTCTGCGGGGCTGGGCTTGTACTTTCCTTCCTGCCACAGAAACTCGCATTCTGGGCCACGATTTCAACGGCTGTGCGGTTTTGCCCGTTCTTGTCCTGATACTGGCGCGTCTGCAAGCGTCCATCAATGGCAATGAGGGAGCCTTTGGGGAAGTATTTGCAGACGAACTCTGCTGTCTTGCCCCATGCGGTGACATCGAGCCAGTTGGTCTGGCGCTGGCCGCTGGCATCCTTATAACCGGAATCGTTTGCAATGCGGAAAGAACAGACGGACTTGCCGCTGTTCGTGGTTTTGAGTTCCGGGTCTTTGACCATACGGCCGATGATAGCAACAACATTCAACATGGGTTAGTCCTCCGTAATATCGAGATAGTTTTTGTAAAAGCGGCGCCGGAAGTCAGACACCGTCCAGTGATAGTGGTCCATTGCATGGCGCTGGCCATCTTGTTCAAGTCGTAGCCGCGTAGCAGCACAGTTATGTACAGCGTCAGGCGCGTTTCTATGGCAATCTGCACACAGAGGAACCCAAAGCCCGTATTGCTTGCTTTTATCGCGGCTGCCATTGTATTTGCTTCCGCTGCCAAAAAAGATTTCATGGCGCTCGGTCGGTTTCCATTGCTGGCATTTGTAACATTTAAACCCATCTATTGGCATAATAGATGGCGCGTAACCGTTTCGGTCAAGCTGAACGCCGTATTCATTGCGTGTCGGTCGGCGCATCGTCTGTCAGTCCTTTCAGTTTTGGGTCATGGTGGGGCTGCCATGCTGCTGGCATTCCTGCACGATCAGTTCAATGAGCCGGTGCATCTGTGATGGGTCGAACTGGGAAGAGCCGTACCAGCATTGCAGGTTGTAGAAAGTCCCCTGCGGGGTGGTCATTTCATCGAGTTTATGGACCTGCCAGCCCTCGCCCTTGCTCTCCCAACCGTTTTTGAATGCCCTTGCAGCATCGGCGCGGAGGGTGACAAGGGCAGAGCTGCCGCCTATGTCGCGGATCAAATCGCGGTAGATGTCCAGCACAGGGCGGTTGATTTTGGCGGCAAGCTGGTTCATGAGTGTCCATGCGTAAGCATTGGCCGAGAGGCTGCGCTTTTGCGTAGCCGTGCCGATGACGGCGGCAAGGGGCTTGCCCTCGTCAATGACGGCGCGGGCTTTATCGCAGTCGGCGGGGGAGCATTCCAGCGTAATTGTGTTGCCGATAACAACTGCTGCCTTGATGGCGATTTGTTGATTCATTTCCTGTGTTCAAACTCCTTTGCAACGCTGCGCCAATCATCATCGGTGAAGTCCTTAAACAACTTGCCAATAAAGGTCATTGCTTCTGTTTGGACTGTCTTTTTGTCCTTGCCAGTTCGCTGTGCATATCCTGCCAGCGCAGTTGTTGCCATGTCCTTTACGACCTGTGCGGTAACTTCTGGCGATGCTGTGACCGGCTGAGGTTCTTCTTCATAGCGCTCTTTAAATTCATCTGCTTCACTGTCGGAATAGATGCCGTCAAACGCAAGTTTGCAGATTTTTAAAACAACACGGTCAAACAAGCGTTTGTATGCTATCGCATAAGGGTAAGCATTCTTACAGTTCTGCGCGGATGCTTCGCCAACTTCGTAAAGCCCCTGCTGCTTGTTGGTGTAAGTGAACACAAGAGAGTTCCCGTATCCAGTTTTATCAACGGATACGCAATCCGGGTTGAACTTGTCTTTTTCAGGCATGTTATCGTTAATCTTCAAGCAGGCGTTGTGGCTGATAATCAAGCCGGTGTACATCATTTTGCCGGTTTTTGTCTCGTTCATTAAAATCCAGAAATCAGACTCTTTTAGGTACGGCCTATCGCTGATGGCCTTTAATGCTTTGTCGCGGCTTGCAATGTATTTTTTGCTCTGGAAAACGGGGATATCTTGACGGGATTTAAGAGAATACTCTGTCTTTTTTTCGTTAAACATCAGATTGATTCTCCTTCCTTGTCCTCTGTCGTTAGGTGGATGCGGTAGCAGCTGGCAGGCGGCGGGGTGGTGCAGGGCTTGCGGGTCTTGAGGTCGTAAAAGTAGACCGGAATGCCGTCTGCCAAAAAATAAGTGCTGTTCAGGCCGTATTCATGTTTTGCGAAAAGCGGTACAAATGCGCCGATGTTCTCGGAATAGATGCGGCGGGCAGCCTGCACGGCGTTGAAATAACAAGCGCTGATGCCCTTCCCAGTGGGGATGAACTCGGCAAGATGCCGACCCTTTAAAAGTGCGTGCGCCTGTTTCAGGGCGCTGATGTCGTCAATGGTCATTTTAGTAGTCCTCAAAACAGCGGGAATCTTCCCATGGGTCGTCCTCTTTGACATCCTCACCGGGGAAGTCGCCGGGGTTATAACACATATCACAGCCGATGATTTCCGTCCCAATCAGGTAAATTGCTTCGCAGTCCTCACCGCATACAGGGCAGCGGGGGCGGCGAGGCTCGTCAGACGGGAAGGGGTTGTCTTGATGGCCCCAAAAGGTTGTCATTTGGCGGCCTCCTTGGGATACAGTCCGCACAGCAGATTCAGCGCCAGCAGGGCGGCGATGGTGGCGGGTATGTTGAGAGAGCCGAGCGCAGCCAGCAGCAGCACCAAATCTGCGGTGATTGCCAGCTTGACGGCGGCGAGGGTAAGTGGTAAAATACAGTTAGAGCTATTTGCGATGCTCTGTTTTTTTGCCGTTCCGGTGGTGGTGCACCGGGGCGGCGTTTTTGTTTTGGCCATCATTCTTTAATTTCCTCCCATTCAAACCGGCCTTTACCGGAGTTGCGCCACTGCCCAAGCCCGCGCTTTGTGCCGTAGTCGAGGCACTCACGAACCATGTCCTCAAGCTTAGGGTCGAGACATTCGATTTCAAATTCTGCTGTTGCACCTGCGGGAACGCTCTCCGACTTTGCGATGCTGACGCGTTCGCCCATCGGGGTTTGCGCCCGCAGGGGGCGCTCGCAGAAATCAACCTTCATGCCGTGCAAATCATAGGGAATCTCGCGCGGGGTTACGAAGATGAGTCCATCAATAGCCTGCTTGTACGCCTTAATCGCCGCGCAAGCCTTTCCGCCCGCATAGCCAGCCTTGCCAGCTTTGGCAAGCATTTTGCAGCTGTCCTTGAACATGCCCTTTACCTGATAGTCGTACAGGAACGGCGTTCCGTCAGCGTTTTTGGGGAATACCGTAATGCGGTCTTCGGCGTTCTGTGCCTTGATATTGTCCACTTCTTCGGCGGTGAGGTCGCCGGTGGGGGCCTTGCTGGCAATGTAGGTTGCGAGAAGTTCTTCATTGCTGGGGGATGAACCGAGAACTTCTTCCAATAGGGTGATTTTTACTTTCATGGTGGTTATCTCCTTTTTAAATAAAATCGGTTGCTTTTCGGTGCCTTCGCGTCGAATCTCAATGCTATGCCTATGCCAAGCAACGTCGTGCCATTCCATGCCATCGCGTCGCAATGCAATGCCTTCGCGTCGAATTGCAGCACCCTGCCTCTGCCTTGAGAAGCTGTTCTACGCTATGCCTTTGCTGCGCTTTGCTTTGCCTTTGCCATGCAATTCAATGCCGATGCTCCGCCAAGCCTTGCCTCTGCCTTGCGCAGCTATTCCGAGCTATGCTGATGCGGGGATAGGCTGCGCTTCACACTGCAATGCCGTTGCCACGCGCTGCGGGGCAAAGCCGTTGCTGGCAGTCAGCTGATAAGGCTTGCAATTTGTTCGCAGGTCATGTTGCGGATGCTGCCATAGTGCATCCATACCCAGTTGCGGGAGCGGCCGAGAATTTTTGCGACCTTGGTGGGGCCGAAAAGCATCTCACCGGGGTAAAGCTCGGCAGCGCGGGCACGGACGGTGACAAGGGTGTCACGGTAGAGGGGTTTTTCACGGGGCATGGGGGTTACTCCTTTCTTAAAAGTTCGTCTACGGTGCAGTGATAGAGCTGCGCGATTTTGGGGAGAAGGGCGGCGCGGGGGCTTGTCTTGCCGACTTCCCACAGATGCACGGTTGACTGGTCTACGCCTAGGAACATTGCTACCTGCTTCTGGGAATAACAAACTTTTGGCCGCGCGGACAAGAAACTCACAGTATCAACTCCTTTCTGAAAATGAGAATATCTCATTG